CATTAGACCAGCCGCTCTAGAACGCAACATAGCAATTCTTTCAAGAGTAGGAGCACCAGATATTAAAGTCTGAAGCTCTTTTTCTTTTTCTTTACGTTCTTTTTCTATAATCGCAAGACCGGGAGCCATAGCAGCGCCCTTAGCAGCCTCTGTTAAAGTCTGCTGATAGGTAGGAGTCAACAACCCTTGCAAAAATGTTTCTGAAAATTTAGCCATTAGTTATTATCCTCAAAACACTTTGTCTATTACAGTCCCAAAGATAGAACCAACACCACCTCCAGCAGTAGCTACTGGGCTGAACAGACCACCAAGAAGACCAGAACCAACATTACCCAACAAGTTAGCTCGTGCTTGTTCAGCTATCAGTCTAGCCTGTAGACCGCTTATCTGAGTCTCACCAAACTCACCAGCGCCGAACAACTGAGCTTGTTGCTGCAACTGTGGGAACAACTGAGATGCTTGCTGTACATTAAGCAGTTGAGCTTGTGGTACATAAGAAGCACCCAGCATTTGTGATCCTAGAGCAGCTTGTTGTGCTTGTTCTGCTTGTGCTTGTTGTAGTGCCATCAAAGAGGCTCTGTTTCTAGCTTCTTCTTGAGCCTGTGCTAGAGCTAACTGTTCAGGTGTGCCACCAAACATTGATGTACGGACACCCAGACGGCCTTGACTAGCTAATCGTTCTTCTAGAGCAAGCCGCTGACGTTCTTCTTCAGCGACCTGTGTTGCGCGAATACGATCAAACACTTCCTGTTCACGCTGTGCTGTGGGCGTCATAGCCTGACCAAAGAACTGTTCAGCGCCACCCATCAGACCTGTTTGTAGTGCCTGCTCTTCAGGAGATACGGCTAGCTCTACGCCTGTCCCTGTGACAGCACCTGTAGCTGGGTCTATCTGTGGTGTAACACCGAACCGACCACCAGTAGCTGAAGTGACAGTAAACGGTCTAAACTTAGAAAGTTCTAAAGCCTGTTGAGCCATTTCCAACGTACCCGGAATACGTTGAGCATCTGCTCCTTCACCTACAGTAGTACCTAGTACAGCCTGTTCACCTATATCAGAAAGACGGTCATACGCTTCTTTAGTAAGAAGACCACCACCTGCTGCTGCTGCGCCTATTCCTAAAAGCGAGCCTAGTATATCGCTCATTATAGTAGTCCTCGTCCAAAATTATTCATACTGTTTTACCTATCAGTGCTAATACATTCATTTCCTGTAGGGATATAGAATTACCATTTACTTCTGTTTGTAGTCCCACAGAAACAACAGACCCATTGCCTGTGCAATTTAATGACTTACGACTAATCAAATCACCAAGTGTAAAATCTACTTGAGTGTATTCTGATTCACCATAAAATCCCGGCGTAGACGTACCTACTTTAAACCGTGACGTATTCGCCTGAACCGAAAAGTCATACGTCCAACTAAGAATAATGTCAGCATCGTTACCACCAACAATAGTTGGTCTAATTTTTTTGAGTAACTTTAGTTTAGACGCATCACCAAATGTAAGGCCGGGACTTGAGTAACGAAAAATAAAAGATGAAGTATTATCATCGTACCCGTCATACTTACCGATACCATCAACTGTACCAATATATACGTCACCATTGCGATCTCTAGCAAAACTCTTAAAGTCAACACTAGGCCACTTGGTTACACGAAATGAACCATTTTCTAATCGACCACGTAAGTCAAAACAATAAATAAGATTGCTGTCAGGCAAACCTAACAAATAAAAATAGTTTTCAGGGCTGTACACAGACGTAGCAGGGCTAGTCTTAGCTTTTAGTTTACCAATTAAATCTTGTTTCACGTTACGGCTTGCATCTGTTACAGGTAAAGATTTTTCTTGTATTACTCTTCCAAGACTCCGTAAACCGTCATCACTTAAAAACAACAGATCAGCACCAATACTCTGCACTGTTTTACGATCAATACAACCAACACCTGATACAGTATCTGCTAAAACCATAGAAGCTGGTGTTTCAGGATTAGCGTAAACCAGTATGCTGTGTTCTCCAAAGATCACCAAAAAACCGTTGTGTGCCGCTAAAGCTACTACCTTATCAGCACCATCAGGCCACGCCTTAGATACGTCAATAGAGCCGCTAGACCCACCACTAAAGTCATCACCATCAAGCAAATCAGACCAGTAAATAGTAGTATCATTAGTAGCAGTACCCACTACCCACAACCGACCAAAACCAGCAATAACCTCATGGCAGTACTGAGCCGCCGCAACAGAAGAACCAGACACAGCGGTCATCTTGGTTACTGCGCCAAGGCTGTTGCTGTAAACCAAAGGTTCGTAGCCACGCTGAAAAAAATACGCATGATCGTTAAAGTTGACAATTTTCCAATCATTAGCTGTAATTGTGTACGAGGCAGGCGTAGCATCTACCAACGTAGTTGTGCCGGTCATAATCTTGTTGTTGCCAGTACTAAAGATAACCTCGTTACCCGCACTGTCGTAAAACTCATGGATGTTGTGGATATAGTCTGTACCCAGCACCGTCTTGGTAGTCGTTATAACGCTATTTCCTTGACGGGAAGCCAAACGGCCTTGACGATCAATAATTGCATTATCTGCAATCTCAGCAAAAGATGTATCCTGTGCAAGAGGAGAATCTTCTGTGTTAATCCCTTGAAACGCAGGAGCAACTAAATTAATGCTTTGTAGTTGTTGGGCCATAGTAGTTCCTACGGTGTGTAAAAGATTGTCTCTTCAGGATGTTTTTGTGCGTCTAAAGATATAGCATCAGACAAATGTTTATCAGCAATAGCAAAGTACTCAGGTGTAGATGTACCACCTGTTTCTCCACGCTCACGGGCAAGAAAAGCAATAGCCATGTGAATTACAGGGCTACTAGGTATAGCCAGTGTATCTGAGTCAGCACTAAGAGACACATTACGAATAACCATTTTTGCTTTTAATGAATACACTCCATCAGGTTTTGGGTACACATCAATTTGTGTGTCTCCGTTAGTGTCTACTCCGTTGTACGTAAAATACTCAGGTGCGCCAGAAGCAGGAGTTTGTACAAAAAACTTATCATCAAACCAATTTTGAGTCTGGTACTGCATTGTAAGATTAGAAGTATCGTTAATTAGGTTTAGCACTTTTCCTTCGTTACCACTGCCTGTTAATGAGTACGTGTAATCATCAGCAGCCGTAGTAATCGTAAGTGTTGTGCGTAACGCTGACCAATCCCAAGCTGTTTCTACAAGATCTTTTGCATCGTTTACAAAATCACCGACCATTTTGCTATACGTACTTTCAGATACGTTAGTTACTTCGTCTTCTCGTAATCTTCTAAGTACATTGTTTACTAAATTTAAGTAGGTCATGCTAAGTTCCTAAAAATTAATTGTCCTATTGCATCCATAGAAGTATTAGGACTCATTAAACCAGATGCATAATCAACAGGTGCTTGTTGTTGAAGCGCTACGGGAACAGTAGGAGTATATTGAACAGTTCTCATAAAAGGATCTGCAGTCCCTGTTCCACCACCTACACTGCCGCCGCCGCCACTACTGCTAGGTGTAGGTGTAGGACCGCCTATTTCAACAGGCTCAGGTGTAGGCTCAGGGTCAATAACAACACCATCAGTAGAACCACCAATTACAATAGGGTCAGGTTTAGGTGGTTCAGGATCAGGAATAAAAGGATTGCTAGTTCTAACATCAACTGGTCGACCATTGCCACCGCCATCGTCGGGATCAGGTTTTCTACGATCATCACCACCGCCGGGAATAAAAAGCTCTCTTTCTCGTGTTCCAACCTCTGCTTGCCTTCTTCCACCAAAAACAAGTTCGTTAGTGTCGGGATCATCAGTGGTATCAACAAAGATATCATCTTGATCTGGTCTTTCAACGGCTGTACGTGAACCGCCAAGGTTAACAATGTCATCGCCCTGTTTAGGTTTAGGCGTGGTTTCTTCATCTGTTGTAGTACCACCGGGAACAATAGGTGTAGTACCAGTGTTACCACCAAAAATAGTTGAGACTTGATCTTCTATAGTAGTAAAGATTAAACCCCCAAGACCACCACCCATTGTC